AGAGAGACGTACATTGCCCTTGCCAACCCAGCTATTGGCGCCGGCAACACTCATCTCGATCCTGAAATCGACATTCTTGCCTTCCCGCTTCCCTTTCTTGTTCACATGGCAAAGGCCGGCAGGCGCGACGAAATCGATAACCACCTCATCCGCTTCGTCTGCCGAGGTTCGGGTGACAGGAACGTTGTAGGCGGGATCGATCGACAGATCGTCCTGTACCACCTCGGAGGGATAGATCGTCTGTTCAGGGTCATCTCCATAGCCCTCGAACGTCTCGATCTCGACGCCTTCAAACTCGGCAATGGATGTGTCACCGATGCGGATGTCCTCGATTTTCATAGGGCCATAGCCCCAGACAAACAGCAGCCGCAGATACTGATCGTCGCCCTCGAACTCGGTGTAGGGCAGCGCGGCATATTTCGGCAGTGCACGGATCTTGCCGAGCACCACCGGGATCGGTCCCCATTTCGATGCGCCGTTTCGACCAGCCGAGATCGAATAGGAGGGGTTGTTGTCTTCGGATCTGGTCTGAGTGGGCGGGAACAGAGCGTTGATCGCAAGCCCGCCAACCATCATGATCGCACCGGCAGCCAGCGAGGCCACCACCTGCCCCGCGGTGCCCCCGATGGCCGCGGCGATGCCCAAGCCGGCCGGGCCAACAATGAAGGACGCTGCCACCGACAATGCGATCATGAGCACAGATTTCAGGATGCCGCCGATGGCTTTTCCTGCACGGGCGCGAACTGTGACATGAGCGCCGGATTTAACCCGCACCCTCGGCCATAGCGCCTGATCGACTGCGTGCCCCGAGACAGAGACATCGGCACCACGCGCAAGTCGCGAGACATGGCAGCGCTGTGCAACAGCGTCTACGATTTCTGCCAGCGACAATCCCGCCGGCAGGATCAGGATCTCCGCATGGGGCTTCAACGGATGTACCGCCGCCGTGACGGTGATCACGTCAGCAGGCCCAAGGATCTCGCCAGAGACAGGCGCGCGGACAAGTGCATTCATGGCGCTGCGCTCCTGTGACGATAAATACCTTCGACCCGACGCGACCAGCGGCCGGTGTCATATGGCTCGATGCAACTGGATTGGTTTTCGGGCATGTGGAGCATCAGGCCCCTGCGGACGATTATGCCGACATGCCACGGGGCCTGACGGATCAGGATGGCATCGAGCGGACGCTCACATCCCGGAGCGACGGGCATCCAGTCTGCCAGCCCCGCCTCGATCAATCCGGCAACAGCAGGCCGATCTGACGTGTCGGCGTAGCCATTCGAATGGTCAGGCAGGCCAATGCCCAGCTCCCCGGCATAGACAAGGCGCAGGAGCCCCCAGCAGTCGCAGCCATCGCGCGAGCGCCCGCGATCCCGCCAAGGCAGGCCGACATAGTGATTGAGATCGATCATGTCAGGTGGAAGCCCAGAGCCCGCCGAAGGATGAGGGTGTGAAATTGTCAGCCGGAAACGGCTCCGATGCCATCGTGTCGACCGTGAGCGACAGCACCACTGAGCCGGCATCCACATCAGCGGATGCCAGTTCGAAATCGGGAAACTCCATTTCGACATCGTGCGGCGAACTGGCGAGGACCATCTCTATGGTCACCGATGCCGGCGTCACCGTCGATTTGAGCAGTGGAGTGATTTCCCTTGTCACATTGTCCAGCGTGATCTGGATGACGTTGGATGCATCCTCCCCATCCTCGGGCAGGCTCACATCCATCGGGAAGAAGTAGTAGTTCTGTCCCCGGCTGACCGTGCCGCGCAACTGCTCCTCAGCGTCCAGCAGATCAGCGTTGTCGGAAGACAAGCGCCATATGCTGCCCAGATCAGGGTGAGCGATCGTAAGCAGCAGCACGGGAAGTTCGTCCGTCTGCTGATCGAACATCGCATGGCGGAAGGTGTCGGAAACGGTTCTCATGGCAAAATCACCAGATCAAAACTTACAATCCAGTCGAGGCCGCGAGGGGCCCAACGTGGAAGATCGCGGCCGAACTGGACAATCCATGTTCCCGGCTCGTCCTGTGCCGGAAAGGTGAAGGGTTTGACGCCGCCAGCGGTGTCCGTCGTCACAAACGTCTTGAAGATGGCCAGTTGCTCGTTGGTCATGTGCATGGAGAAGGTCAGCGGCCGAGGCACGGCAGAAAACCTTCGCCTCACCTTGGCAATGCCGGAATCCGTCTCGGTGCGGGCTCGGCCGTCGCCAAAGCCCGACTGATATCCGTCGCTTAAGGCTTCCTGCGGAAGCGTTGCCGGCCACGCGATCATCGCCTCACCACCTGATTGGACAGTCCGTAAGCACCGCGTAGCTGGCGATTGGTGGCAGCGGATGGCCGTCCCACCTCATCCTGTGTCGTGCGGCGGATAAGAATGTCGAGCTGACGCGTTCCGTCCGCCCCAACGGTTTCCCGCTGCTCGACCTCAGGCGCTCCGGCCTCTCGCTGATCGATGATGTTGACCACCATTCCAGCCCGTGAAGCTTCCGCCACCGGCTGATGTGCCACCGCAGCATTACCCGCGTATGCATAGCTTGGGGCCGACGGGACATAGCCACCCCTGTCAAACCCCGGCAGGTTGCTGTTTGCTGCAGAGTAGAATGGCGTAACCAGCCCGCCCGTTTGGTAGCCCTTGGCTGCGTTGTGAAGTGCGTCGAGATACCCTATGCCGAGCCGATCAACAGCTCGCTTGGACATCACGTATTCGCCTGCGTGTACGATGCCCGCCGGCTGGGAAGCCGCCCCCGGTCCGGTGTAACCGCCATCGGCATAGAGACCGCCAACACCAGCTTTGATTGCCGCTGACGCTGCCGGCGAGTAGCCAGCGCCACCGAATGCGCCCATCAATCCCTGGAACACACTATTGATCATCTGATCGAGCGCCATGTCGATCAGCTTTTCAGCGATCTTGTTGAGCGCATTCACGGCTGCGTCGGCAAACGCATCCCAGAAACTCTTCCCCTGATCGAGACCTGACCGCAGATCGGAGAAGAAGCCTTTGACTGTATCCTTGGTGAAATCGAAAGCATCGCGCAGAACGCGGGTGCGCTCCTCGGCTTCCGCCATGCTGTCAGCAAGAGCCTTGAAGCCCTGCTTATCCGCCTCGGTGAGCTTCAGGCCCGCTCGCCGAGCCTCATTCAACAGATCCTGCTCGTACCGAAGCGCGTTGGCTGCCTGTTCCGTCATGCCGAGAACGGAGGCTTCAAGCTCTTGGGCGCGGATGAACTCGGTGGCGCTGGCGACGAGCCGGTCGTACTTCTCCGCCAGCTTTTCAGCTTCGGATTTGGCCTTCTTCTTGGCCTTTTCGGTCTTGCCTAAACCGTCCGCGAGAGCACGGAGCTTATCGGCAGCAGCAGAAGCCCCCTTGGAGACCACCCCCCCAATTTCTCCAACGTAGTCGACGCCTTGGCGGGCTTGGTAGGCTGCATGTGCCGCTTTCTCCGCACCAGCTTCAACTTCATCCACCTTCTGCTTGAAATCGGAGAAATCGAAACCCAATGAGACGTCCTTGTAACCAGTCAGCCAGTTGTTCATGGTGATGGCATCACCACTGAGGCCATCCATGAGAGCGTTCCAAGCCAATTTCCCGATGCGCCCGAACTGGTTCGGCAGTTGCTCCCATACAGCAACGACCGCATCGTATGCGCCTACCATTGCTCCGATGATGTTGTTCACTCCGTCCTTCACGTCCCTCACGATGTCGCGCCCAAATATCTGGGCGAGTTCATCCCGGAATATGTTGGCGGCAGCAACAGCGGCAGTAATGCCCAAAACGAACGCTGCAGCCGGGTTAGCTGCAGCGAGGGCGATTGCGAGAGTGCCTACAGCCTTGGCGGCGCTGAGGATGCCGAGCGTTACGGCTTGCAGGCCAGCCAATATAGCGGGCGCATAGATAAGCGCGAGACCAGCCGCAGCCATTGCGGCATACGGCGCAACCGCCTCGATCGCATCGGCCAACGTGTAGAGGCCGACCTTCGCCCACTGCGCCCAATCCACCAGCTTGGCCAGTTCCGCAATGAGGACGCCCACGGCGACCGTGACAGCGTTCAGGATGAAGCCGGCAATCACCTCTTTGACTTTCCCCAGCGCCACCGAAAAGCCCTGTGCCGCCAGCGAAGCATTCTCCATGCCCTTGCCCGCGTCATTAGCGGCCTCGCCATGCCCTTTTATGCTCTTGGCAGCATCATCCGCAGACTGAGCCGCATCCTTGATCTTGGCGCCCGTCCGAGCGACGACCTCGTCGTAGCTCTCCCATTGAATGCGAGATTTCGAAGTACCAGCTGTGATGTTCGCCGTTGCCTTTGCAGCCTTGCCGGAAGCGCCAGCTACTCCAACCGCTGCATCTTCAGCCTTCTTGGCAGCGGCCGACATCTTGGTCAGGGCCAGGGCGGCCTTTTCTGCATCCTGATATTCGACGGAAAGACCGAGGTGGGCGATGTCAGCCATGGGCTTTACCTCATAGGCGCCTGCGAGCTAACCTTCCTGCCTTTTCGGCGGGAGGAACAGCGTGCGCTTTCTATTGATTGGGGCGATTTCCGGGATTCTGGCTACGCCAGCCGCAGCGTGCAACGATACGCTATTCAGTGTTATCGATTGGCGCGCCACAGTGGATAAGGGGCAAAGCGGAACAAGCACAATCGTTGAGGTCGATCTTCGATATGATGGCAAACACGGCTATCGAATGATCAACGCCGCAGTCATGTTCTCAGATGCCATCGGCAATGCTCTAGTGTCGCCTCGCCTAGAACGGGATGCCAGCGTTCAGCCGGGTGACAAATTCACCGTCTCTGCCACTTTTCAAGACGCCATCCGTCTAGCCACAATTCACAGAGATGACGTAAGCATTCGCACCTGCGTTTGGTCGATCGTCTACGACGACGGCGCCAAGGAGGAATTCAAGTAATAGGGAGGCCGAAGCCTCCCTGGTTATGCGGTCTTAAGCCCCTGCTTGCTCGCCTGCCCCAAACCGTCCTTGATCGCCTGCTGGCGATCACGCTCCGAAGCCTGATGTTCAGCCATCTTTTGCAGGTATAAGTCGTCCACCGCCTCGATCAGATCGATGTCGCGGGGATCAAGCCGAAGCCCGGTTCTGCGAATGAAGGCGTCGATTGCCTCTATGGTGATGGGGTTCGGTCCATTGAAACCGGCCGGCGTCCGGCGGCGCAATCTCACCCACGCCTGCCAGACGTAATTCAGCGCCAGCGGGAAAGGAGGGCATTCCAGCTCGGCCAGAAGCTCGTCCGCCACGTCCTGCCGGTTCTTGCGGATCGCCCGCTCCAACCTGCTTTCCAACCGATCCCGCCGTGTCCGCCCTTCCTCGTCGCGGTCGAGTTCAAAACTGCGCTCGGCGTACCCGGTCAGTTGCTCGCCGAGCGCTTCCCAAAAGACTGTTCGTCGCCGAGGAATTCCAGCGCCTGGATCAGAAGCTGGCCTTTGCGCCGATCCAGAAGCAGCGCCCGCGCGTTCTCCACGCTGAACGGATAATCCTTTCCATCCATGGTCACCGGCGACCAACCAAGCAGGCGGTCCACCACCAGATTGACGTTGCGCTCCAGAACCTCGTCCACGGACTCGTCAGGGGCTTTCCAGCGCTTGCCGTTGATGCGGGCCTGTTCCTGTTCTTTCTCGCGACGAAGGCGTTCCTTGGCGAGCTTGTTCGACTGCTCGATGGTCTTCGGGTGTCCCGGCCCGGCGATGCGGAACTTCCAGCCGGTCGGCTGCCCATTCGCGTAGACTTCCATCTCTGCTTCATCGACGGCATCGAAAGACGAAAGATCGAAGCTGCCAGCAGCAGCCACTTGTTCCTTGCTCATGTTTTCTCACCTGATGTCGGAATGTCGGGAGGGGCGGCGCATCCCGACAACACGCCGCCCCGTTTCTGCGCAGAAGCGCGATGCTAGGCGGTCTCGACCGGTAGCGAAGTTGCGGGAGCGCCTGCGCCAGCCCCGTTGGTCGGCGTCACCGTGACACGGAGCGCATTGCTGCCGGCGTATTCGAGTTCCTGAACGTCGCTGTTCGGGATGGCCGTCCAGCCACTGTCGTCTTCCTCCCAGGCAAAAGCATAGGAGGTCGGGCTGTTCGTCCATGATCCGAGATTGGCGCGGTACGTATCGCCTCCAAGGAAGACAATCGACGGCGGGATGGTATTTGCCGGAACCGCAAGCGCCGTACTGGCGACCTCAAGCACCCCGGTATTGATGTCGATGCTGAATGTCCGTGTCGTGACCTGCGCATTCGGCCCCATATTGGTTGGCCGCGACAGGACAAGGCCCGCGTAGTAGAGCACGGATTTTGAATGCCCTGACGTTTTCGCGTCGTTCAGTTCGATCTTGAAGGGATAGTTGAAGTCGGTGCCTTCAGCGGCGAT